ATAAACAGTATCACAAAATGAACATGAAGGTGAATTATCTTCCTTCCGGCATTGGACAATTATACTATTGTGATAGAAGAGCGTACATATCTTCACAAAGTGGTAAGAAACTGAGGAACTTAGTTTCATATTTGCATACCAATAATCACCTGCCTTACTATATACCAGTGAAATACGCCAATAATATGCAACTTTTAGCCATGGCGTGTTCATTGGATATAAATGTTACTTCGTACATCAAACTTGCAGATGGACGTTCAAGTAAAAAAGGTAATAGCGTGTGGTTGCGTGATCTTACAGCCGAAGGAATCGAACCAAATCCAGGTTGGGGAACTGACCCTCTCGAACCGTCTTATTATTTTAAACGCGATGTCAATGGAGTCATAGATTATAGTGTTCCACCTAAAGATGAATATGAATACGATGTTAAACACGTTAGTGGTGCTGAAACCTATGCGTCTAAAAATGAATCCGTACATACTCAATTAAAACCTATTACTCAATTATCTCCTGAGTACGCAACTGAACCCGCAAAGAAAAAACCTAAACGACGCGGTGACAAGAAAGTTGGATCTGGTTTTGTTATTAAGCAATGCTATACATTTTCCAAATATGGTACTTGTAAATATGGAGACAAGTGTCACTTTGATCATAATCCGCCTGTTGGTTTCTCATCGCCTATTAAAGGCAAGTTTAAGAGTGATGAACCTCAAGTTTGTAAACATTTTAAGACTCATGGACAATGTGGTTATAAGGATTGCAAATTTGAGCATCCAGAGAAATATAAGAAAGTTAAGAATTATAAAAAAAATGGTAACTCGGGTTCTAAATATAAAGAAAGTAATATGAAAAAACAGTTTAGAACGGCCACTGATAATTTCAAATCATGGAGACCCAAAACCGAACCTGGGCCTAAAGTAAATATGGAAAGCAACAACTTTTATACCACACCCATTTTTCATGAAGAAGAATATTCTTTTCCAGTTTTTCATGATGATCTTAATAAGATTGAATCATCTATCACTACCACTCAAAGAAGGCCTTCTTTAACTACGACTATAGTTAGGTTGCCCCGCGACCCTTCACCTTCGCGTAATATAACCGTCAATATCGCCCCACCCATAGTTAAACGCAGTGAACAATTGGAAGAAGAAATAAAATGTCTTAAATTACAAGATGAGTTGGATGTTGGTGGTTCGTTATGGGTATCATTGCAACGCAACAGATTTATTATAAACAATAATAAAAATCGAGATCTACGTGTTCGCACCTCCAAATATGAAATCGATGAACGAATTTATATGAAGTACTGTAAAGATTTAGATGGTGTAGAGATGATAGGATTAGTGCCTAAAAAATTTTTCATAGAAATACCCGAAGGTTTCCTTGAACAATTGGAAACATCTATGGCTTTATTTCAGGAGTATTCTAAGGAAAATTATCAGATACTAAGAGCGTATTGCCACCGTCTTCTCAAACAGTTGTCAATTACAGCTGTAATAGAACGCGATTGTGTTGTTTGGTGTCCTATTATAGTATGGCACAATGCCACGATTAGGCATCAAATTACTAACCCTTATAATGAATTGCGTGAGCATGTTATTCATAATGATTTTACAACCTTATCTTTCATTGACGGTAATGATGGTACTGAAACTAGATATAAAAGACATGGCATAGGATGCAAAAAATTTGACCCTTTAAATAAGAATCAGTATAAAACTAAGAAACTGTATTCAATTGTTAATAAAATTAGACTTATTAAAAATAAGCTTTTCAATTATTGGCAAAATAGACATCTGAAGAAATACGTAAAAAACCAGCAATTACATAGTTTCATTGGGCCATTACAACAACATCAAATACGAATTGAACCCGCCAAGTTGTTGTCTCATTACAGTGCTGGCGGATGGATTCGTGATTTAACAGAGTGTGGAGTAGAACCTAATCCGGGACCTAACGCACCTCTCGATATTTATGAGCCCCTTGAACAGGTAAAGATAAAACCCAAAGCTTATTGTAAGTATCCTATGGATTATACTAAACAACAATTTAAAAAATTGCATGTACCTAAAGGTGAACAACATTCCTATTTTTGGAATCATAATTATCGTCCTATGAGTTTCGCCAATACACAAGAAAATGAAGAAAATGTTGTTAAAAGTCGAGTCATAGTCGACACACCACCTGTTGATGAACCCTATATGAAACAGTTTATTCGATGGGTAAAAAAACATTATAAAAAATTGTTCAACTCTCGTGTTCACAAAGTTTACAAAGTTACCTTTGATGAATATATAGAACGTAGTAATGCTTCACCAGCTGTTAAGAAAACTTTGAGAACTACGTATGAGAAATTGTGTGCCGCCGGTATTGATGAGAATAGTATATTAAGCCCTGAAATCATACACCAATATGTTCGAAGATCCTTGTTTTTAAAAAAAGAAAATCTTTGTTATAGAACACCTGCTGGAGTCAAGGATAAGGCTCCTAGAGCTATTCAGGGAGCAACTCCCGAATTCATATGTTTAGTTGGACCATGGATTATGGCATTACAGGATGCAATAAAGAAAATCTGGTCTTCCAAAAATTGGTGTTGTTTCACTAGCGGCGTTAGAAGTGACAAAGCCGCACAGTTAATTAACGAACCATGGCAATTTGTCGAAGATGATATTAAAACTTTTGATTCGTCCGTTTGCGAGAACCTTCTGCAACTTGAGTTGTGGATAGCTAAAAAATTCGGCGCCCCTAGAGTCGTACGTGATCTAATGCTTGAGAATTGTAATACTCACGGGTATACTTTTTTTGGAGCAAAATATTATGTACCCGGATGTAGGAAATCTGGTGATCCATATACCTCTCTTTTTAACTCTATGCTCAATGCGTTCATGCACGCTTTTATTATTGGAGATTGGCTGAATTGGTCTATAGATGAGGTTAAAGAACATGTCCGAATGTTAATAGCGGGCGACGACAATGCAATGTGTATCAACAGTGACATAAGAATACCTTTTGTTTACTGTATGTCTAGGCTTGGTTTTTCTAGTGAAGCCCTGTATCGTGATAGTATTTTTGACCTTGAATTTTGCTCTTGTAGAGTTTATGATGTTGATGGACAACTTACTTTTGGTCCTATGCCTGGTAAAGTGTTGTCTAAACTTGGTTTTTTGAATAACCCGCCAGCTAATGTTACTAGAGAATCTATGATGAAAGGGATTGCACTAGGTCTTAAACATAGTTGTTATTTTATACCACCATTGAGAGCCGTAATTGATTGCATCTTACGTCTCACATGTAATAGTGTTGCCTATGAAGGTCCTGAAACAAAATTTAAAAAAGACGATTGGCACATGAATTTTATTCACATTAACACCAAGTTTACCGCTAGTGTTTATGTAAGTTTGTTTTGTACGTATGGCTGGACGTACGATATGCAACGCGGTTTTGAAGAGTATTTAGCTAATGTGACATTTGATTGTGTTCTTAGTTATACCCCAGTATTGTACATTTTAATTGATTTTGATGTTTCTGGTTTTAATTTATTTAAATGTTGACTGATGTCTTCTTTTTCTTCTTTACTCTTGTATCCTTATTCTTGGTTTTGTAACCATGTGTATTGTGTTAATACTAATATGTATTCACGACGTTTGCAACCCTTAGGGCGTAGGCAATTAACTGAGTAAGATTCTCAGGCGGATAAAAATCAATCTCCCTCTTTGCCACCAAAACAATAAAAGAGATTTTTCTG